GACGCTCTGCGGCGATCTGCTCCTCCAGTGCCGCCAGTTCTTCCAGCCGTGCCATCTCTGCGGCCGTCTCCTCCGCTTTCTGAGAGAGCCTGAGTTGCTCGACCTCCATCAAATGGTTCTGTAACGCTATTTGCCTCATGGTTTCAGTATTGATCACGACCCCAGCTTCTGCTGCTGCTGCTGCAAGGTCATCGATGGCCTCGATCTCCTGCTGATATTGCATTTCGAGAATGCCGATCTCGTCGCCTTGGAGGCGCAACGATTCCAATTGCAGGGCTGACGTTTTGTTTTGGGCGCTCGCCTGAATGCTGGCGGCTTGTCGTGCTGCTGCCTCAGCAGCACGAATGGCCTCCAGGGCTGCTCGCTGATCCTCTAGATCCTTGATCTCATCCTGTCTCGCTTGATGCAAAATCCTCGTATTTGAGAGCGCTTCATCTCTGGCCTGAATCGTATTGTCGCGCAGAGTTTGCAGATTAGAAATTCTTTGATCTGCCAAATCGATCGCAGCCATATCCTCAACAAGATCGGCAGCAGACATATTCTCGCGAATTTCTTCTCGGAGGTTTTTCGTTTCGAACAATTGCCTGTTTATGTCAGCGATCGATCCAGCGTATGCCGTACTTATTGCGGTCAGTTGTCGTTCAAGGTCGATCTCTGCCTGAGAGGCACCATTGAGTATGCTCATCTCATCGGCCAGACTGGAAACAAGCCCTTTTAACGTGGCGAATCTGCTCTCTGCTGCAGTCGCAGCCTCAGACATCGCCTCTTGAGCAGCCTCAGCCTCGTTGAGTTGATCCTTTAGGTGCAGATAGGCAGCGCCGAGAGCAGCGACTGCGATCGCTATTGGCCCCGCGACGGCTTTGCTGACATTCAGAGCCCTTGTAAAAACCTCCAGCGCGTCTGCAGCATCAGCGACAACGCGCGCGACATCTCCAGCAGCAGGAGAGACGAGATCGAGCGCGCCAGAGAGTTGGCCTGCATTCGTGGCCGTGTCTCCTGCAGCATCGCCAAGTTCTTTGGTTTTCTTGGCTGCCGTTTTCGCCTCTTCTCCCACATCCTCAATTGAATTTTCAGCTTTGTTCATTGCGCTAGAAACTTCTTTCGCAGCCTCTTTGGCAGCAGGCCCGATCTCTTTGACCGATTTTGTTGCTGCTGACGTTTCGATCGCAACTTTTAATTCTAAAACTTCCATCGTTATCCCTGCTGCAGTTTAGACTCAATCTCCGCCATGATTTCAGGCTTGACGTTGATCATCCCAGAATTTCCAGATTTTCTCTCTCTTTTCTGGTATCTCCCCTGAATTTTATTTCTGGCATGGGCGAGCCAGAGATCGGGCAAATTACCCGGGAGAGAGAGCAGGTCTGCAGGGTCTGAAACGCTCGCCAGTGTACACGCCTCCAACATCAAACCAAGATCCGAATAATGGCCCTCGCGAGGGCTTAGGAGTTTCCCGCTGCGTCCAGATTCGCCGTCGACGACTCCTCAAGACGATTGAGCGCACGCGTCAGAATCAACACGTCTCCATCAGACAGATTGGCTGCTCGGAACTCTGATCGTATGGCCTCCGCGTAGCCGTTCCAGGCATGTCGCGAGGCTCCTGCTGGCTCTGGGGTATCAATAGCGCCAGATGGGCGCAGAGCGGCAGCCAGACGGCAATACAACAGCAATGCATGATACTCGTGCTCTGCTGCTGGATCAGGCTTGGCGTTTCCGTTGACGTACTGCTCAGGGGCTGGAAAAACAGAGCGCAGCCAGGAGAGATATCCCACTGGCGGCGCTGTCATTTCGAGGGCTACGCTCTCAGATCCACGGGTCAATTCGATGATGGTTGAGGCTCTGGCTTTGAATCCTTTCATTATTTATCCTGGTTGTAAGGGCGAGACTGAGGATCCAGCAAACCAACCAGGAACGCAAACCAGATCCCCAGCCTCTGAAATTATGCGTATGTCGGCCGGTTCTCGTGATCTGTAAACGATACAGACATCTGAAACAACCCGTCAGCGCCACCAGAATCGAGATCGATCGAGTTTACGACTGCATAGGCAAACGTGATGGTTTGAGAGCCTCCAGCACCTCCTGCCTCTCCTGTGCTGTCAACAATGAACACGAATTTGAGGGCTGGTTTCGACCCTTTCGCAGTCGTGGTATAGCTGGATGCTCCTGCGGTATGGGTCAGGAACTCGTAAGGCGTGACCGCAGACGAACCCTTGAATGAGGTCACCAGCAGCGTAAATGATCCTGTGACATTTCCGTCATCGGTTTCAACGAGAACAGGCGCAGCGCTGACATGACGGCCGGCCTCCATCGCCTCGACATATGCGCGACCTGTCTCGCTGTAGCTGAGCGTTCCCTGGCGGAATGTGATGGTCAGACTCGCAGGGCTGCCAGATCCCTCATAGAGGTTGAGAGTACCATTAGAATTCTTGAATGGAACGGTTGCGTCAATAGCGGCCATGGGTCGCCTCCTTTATGGTCAATGTCTGATGTGCCATTCGCCCTGAGCGACGATCTGGCGGCGTTGAAAGTTGGATTCTCTGGGTAGCCTGCGCGCGTTGACAGGACGGAAAAAACGGATCGAGGCATTCGCGATCGTCGCTGGAGATGACGGATCAGATGCATAATCCAGAAACGAGAGAGAGCGCTCTCTGAATGCGTCTGAGAGTACGTCTGCAGCCTCCTCGATCTGGAGAATGGCTGAGGCAGCATCTCCGCCAATCGGCCAGAACAGATCAAATGTCACGATCACAGGCGTCCGATATGCGATCTTTGTGGCTGAATAGCGACCATTCCAGGAGCCTGGATCGAAGTCAATCACTGCACGAATCCAGGGGGAAGCTGTGCCGGCTCTGGAGGGCTGATCTCCGAAGACGATATTGGGGGATCCTGTGATCGATAGCGTCTGGAGATAGACCCAGATCCGAGATTTCACGTTTCGCGTTTTTGCTGTGGCATCCATCAGCGCGCCCCATCCCAATCATTCTGAATTAGCTCAGCCAGCATCTTTGCGGCATCAGAACGCACAATGCGGATCGCTCTCTGCAAATGCCCTCCTGGGGCTACGTTGATGGTGCCATACTCAATAAATGGGGCGTAATTAACCGGGTTTGTCACAGTGATCGAGACGGTAGATCTGCTCTGGGTCGTCTCTGCATCAGACACGGCCGCAATCCAGGCAGCGCGCGATCTTCCTGTGTCGACTGGCCATTGTTTGGCAGTCTCTGCGACGATGTCGGCGGCTGATTTCCGGATCACGACATCTGCGATCTCTGGCAACCTCTGCGCGAATTTCTCGATGGCTGCTGAGAACTCCTGCGCGTTGCTCTCGACGGTCATGGGTTGATCCTCAGAACGAGGACATAATGAATACCCAGCGCGTCAAGCTCGACCGTGATCGCTTGATAGGTGTCTGATCCAGACACGACTTGAGAATCGACTGTGGGCGCTGTTGAGAGCCTCGACGCCAGCACTCTCATGAGACGATCGCCCTCTTGATAGATCCCGCCAGAGGCTGCGATCTCTCGCTGGCTCAGAGCCTGGAGCGTTGCCGTGATCGTGTTGGCTGTCAGTGTCAGAGTAGAGGTGCCTGTTGCTGCAGCGAATGCTACGCCTGTAGGCGTTTTGACTGTGACGCTCGATCCGATCTGTGCATCCTCGATCAAATGTTGCATGTCTGAGGTGATCTGGGCTTTGAGATCAGCGCTGAGAGCGTCTGCTGGGATTCTGTTCATCTGGCCTCCTATCCGACGATCGGCTCATCAAAACCAGCGTCAGAGGGTAGCAGGGCAGGCATTACAGCAGCGAGAGTCGGTTCATCGCCGCCATAGAGTTCGATCAGCGACTTGATCGCCGCGATCTGGCCTGTGTCGTTGAGAGACAGGCCCTGGATTGAGAAAGATTTCGCCCTCCTGGCACGATCAGCTAGGAGGACGTGCAGACCAATCACGACGGCATCATCGACAGCCCCAGCAGAGGTCAGAAAATAGTCGATCTCGTTGTCCTCAAAAACATAGGCAGAGGAGTCCGTATCGGCCAATTTCAGTCTGACCTTGCCGCGATCTGTCGTGATATCGTACGTGAAAGCCATACTATTAGGAGGCAGCCTTGTTAGCGCTGTAGTGATATCGCCAGTTTGAAACAGCAGCGCCGAAATGATACTCAGCGACAACAACGATATCGCCGTTCTGCTTTTCTTTGACTGCGATGGTTGGAGCGCCACTATCGTAAATCGTGAGACCTCGGCCAGCCTGCACAACCCACCAAGCTGCAGAGGATGCAGAATCGCTGAGAGCGTTCCAGGTCACGAGTTGCAGGCTACCCTGTACGACGTTGGCATCATTGTTCGCAGAACCTGGGAGTTGTGTGGACTCCAGGATCGTGCGTGCAGTGTACTCAAGGCCACCGGGAACGATCATATGAGTAGGCCGGATCATGATCCGCTCGCCGCGCTCATTGACTGCGTTGGTGTGTCGCATGGTCTGCAGAACGGTCTGGAGATTGGCAGCAGTCAGACCCAGAGACGGAGTATGATTCGCGTATGTGTTGGAGCTACCAGAGAGCGTGTGAGCAGTGTCATACCATGGCAGGCCATCATAGATAAACCCAGCATTTGAATCGGTATTGCCTGGATAAGCATTATCAAAATACTCGGTTGATCCTGCAGTTAAAGTGCCTTTCTGGAACATGCCAGCCATGACGTCATCTTTCTGGAGTTGAGCAACCTCGCCCCAGTCTGTCGCAGCCTGAATGATCGAGGCCTTGATCCGAGAGACAGAGTCATTGGCCAGACGCACACGAGCGGGGATGGTCAATGAGCGAGAATACTGCTTGATCGCACACTGATACGTCCAGCCCTTATCAAAGGTGCTGTCATCCACATCTTGAAGATCAGGACGCTCTTTAAAGCGTTCCAGGCCTTGAAACGTGGTTTCTTTGTTGCCATAGTACGGCTCGCCAGCATTGGCAGGCGATCGAACTTCTCCAAGCAGAGGATAGATGACGGGCTGAGAGTCGTAGCTCTCAAACATCGCAGGATATCCGTCGTTCTCGACGAGTTCGACGATTTGTGAAACATCAACGGCCATGATTAGACTCCAGTAGGTGCAGGTGAAAGGCGAACAAGCGCTGTCTGTGCATCAACATCGACAACGAGAATAAAAATATCATCAGTTGATGATCCGTTGACATCGATGGTTTTGGCATCAGCGCCAACATCGCAGGAATTACCATTCAGTGTAACGGCCATGGCTGCATCTCCGCCGACCTCATACACGCTTAACGGTGATACATCTACTTTAACCATGGCTCCGCCATGGGTAGACGGTGAATCAACCTTGTTGACTGAAATACCCAGAACTTGCTCCGCCACTGCATCGACTTCCTTAAAGTAGCCATCCTGTGCGCCGTATGTGATCGCCATTCCTGGCGTGATGTTTGCAGTAGCTGAATCAAGTGGCAACTCGACCAGAATACGAGGCCCACGACGATATTCAAACGCCATAACATTTCTCTCTATTTTTGGGGTTGATAGACCGATTCCCCAAAAGAGAGAGATCGGTTATTTTTTGAGTCGTTGCATACGAGGAGCATACACGCGCTCGTAATATCGCCGCGCATCGCTGTAGCCGTATTTGGTGGCCTCTGCGATGGCCTCGGCCGGTATTGGCTCTGAGGCTGGGGCTGTTTTGAGGGTGCCAGTGTGGACCTGTGCGAGAGGCTCTGAGATGAGTTTCTCCACACTGGCGAGATGTTGTTTGAGCGTGTCGACTGGCAGACCATCCGGAATCAGCGCGCGATACTGATCGGGCAGACCAGCGATCCGCTCTGCTAGCTGCGTTTTCATTGCGGCCGTTCTTGCCGCCTCTGCGCTCTCCAGGGCTGTCAGACGCTCGATCGCTGCGAGTCGTGCAGACTCTGCCTCTGTGTATAGCTCCTGATATTTCCCCTGTTCTGCGGCTTCCTGCTTGCGTCTGGCCTCGTCTGCAGAGACCAATTGAGAGACTCTCTGCTCCATCTCCTGACGTTTTTTGCGCTCTGCTGAGAGAGCCTGCTCCAAACCGAGTCGAACGCGGTCCACTGGCTCTGCCGACTCTGTCGGCTCTGGCAGGGGCTGCGCTGTTGGTGTGGTTTGTGGCCATGTCTGCGCGGTTTCTGGGGCTGCTGGTGTATCGGTGCTCACGGTGCCTCTTTTCGTCCGATTATGCTCGACGTCAGCAATTGGCTATATGATGGTGATTCCCTACCACATTGACAGCCCAGGAGGCAACATGAAACTCAAACACATTCCAGGTCTGGCGACGTGGCACATTGTGACAGATCGCGGCGTTCTGATTGAGCAGCACGCCAATCAGACTCTCGCAGAGGCACGGTTTGAGAAACTCAATCAGAACGCCCAGAAAACAATTGATGTTTCGCAGACTCAAATTGTCGACGCTATTGAGGCGACTCTGAGCGATGCAGAGGCGCAGCCAGAGGAGTCGGCCGGCCAGGATATACCAGAAATGGCAGACGCAGAGAGAGAGGCTGCTGATGTTCTGGATCAGAGTGCCGGCAAGCTGTTGCGGCTGATCAGGAATGGCGCATTTGATGACGAATTGAGCGAACTGCTCGCCAGAGAAGAGCAGGGCGCAGCCAGAAAGACGGTGATCGCAGCGCTTGAATCGCGCCAGGAATAAAAAACGCCAGCCCTCACAGGCTGGCGTCTGGCTTCTCCTGGTTGATGCCCTCCGAGGAGGGCTGAAAAATTAATATCCAGCGATCTCTACGGCTTCAAAGACCCAGACTCCTTGTGGAGTCTCGACCTTGACGGTTGATATGCCGTCGTAGTCGAGGACTACGAGGAGGCCATCGACCTCGCAGGGATGACGACCCTGCTGGAGGGCTGGCTGCTCGCGAAGCCAATTCAAAATCTGCTCTCTCATGCTGTTTCTCCTTGCGGCCGTTGTTCGCTGGCCACACCTCTCATTTAAGGCACTCCAGGAGATAAGCAAGCGTTTTATTCAGAATGGCTATTTATTCTGTGATCCCTCCCCTGTGCTGCGATCCTGTCTGCTGGGCGCTGAATACGGATCAGAATCCCACTCCTCTATAGGAGGGCAAGCGCATTCAAAAACATGCATGTGATGAATCGTACACCAGAAATCCTGGCATTTATTACATTGTATCCACATTATGGTTCATCCCCTTATTTTATAGTATCTTTTATTTTAGAAAACGCTTGCTTATCTCATTGGCTGGATCGATAACATTGGTGTGGGCAGCAATGAAGCAGCCCACAAGGAGAAACAACATGACTATTCTTACTGAATCGGTGATAACCGCAGAATCCCTGCGCACCATGCATCCCGACGCCCTCCCCGAAATTATCCGAGCTTTCGGCAATGTCGCCGCATTGAAGTCGGCTATCATTTCGGCACACAAAAATGTGTCGCAATTTCGAGGTGTAAAAAAAGCCATCGAGGCGATCCAAAACGGGAACGGGAACGCATATCCTCTCAATTGCGACAATTCCAATACTTCGGGGATATACACAGACATGATCATTCATTTTGAATATAGTCCTTGGATTAAAGCGAGAGTTTGGTCGCCAGAGTGCAGATGGCCACTAGTAATACCAGTGGCATCATTTCTTTGATAAGACGCGCGCTTTGAGCACGTGGCCAGCCCTCACAGGCTGGCGTTTTGTAGTTTAGTTATCTTTTATTTTAGAAAACGCTTGCCATTCTCATGGTCTGGATCGATAACATTGCTGTGGGCGGCAATGAAGCACAGCCCTCAAGGAGAACCAGCATGAATAGAAGAGGACCCGGGCCACATAGAAAACAGATTGAAGCCATCGCCAAGCATTGGGCCGACATCCAAGAAGAAGAGATTGATCTTCAGACTCTTGTGCGAATCATTAAAGATGAGGAGATGGAGAATATTCCTTTCCGGATGGCTCAGTTTCATCACGAGTTAGGCGCGATCATGCGCATACTAATCGGATAATCCAACCCAGAGACGCCAGCCCTCACAGGCTGGCGTTTTGTCGTTCAGCCTGCGCGCGTAGCTCTCCCAGACTCAGCAGACGGCCTCCCCTCGATAGCTCCTCAAGGCTGACCTCTCCCGACCTCCAGAGCCTATATCTGCCAGCGCCGAGGATCTCTCTCTGCTGGGCTGCAGACTGACGACGAAACCAAGCCGGATAACTGCGATCCTTGATCTGCGCTCCTGTCATCTCTCCAGCCTCTTCCCTGGATAGTCCCAGTTCGCGCCAGGAGCGCGTCACAGGCACATAGAAACATCGACACCTAGGATGTAGCGGTAACTTTGGCCCAGGATGGCCCTGAGCCGTCAGAGGGTAGACTGTATTGTGCAGAGGGGCGCAGACCATACAGGTCCGATTGTCAAGAGTCGCCAGATACTGCACGGCTTTGATCACATCTGCGTTCTCTCTGTATGATGCCTCAGCGGAGATGTTGGCGGCCGTCTGGATCTCTGTCCTGACCAGCGTGGTCAATCTGGATCGTGTCATCTGGAGATCTTGATTCTGTCTCTGGATTCTGGAGGCTGCTGCAGCCATCCCCTCCCCCGTCGTGAGAGCGCGCGTGATCGAGGCCTGGATCCTGAGTTGGGAATCAAACAGAGTCTGATCGAGCCTCTGCCTCCATTGATTCCCCAGCATCTGAACGCTCGCAGAGGGCGCAGCAGCCCTCAGACGCTCTCTGGCTGTCTCTGGCAAGCTGGCACTGAGAGAGCGGGCCAGCAGTCGGCGCTCTGCGTCCAGTGTCTCCTGCAGCCTCTCCTCTAGCTCTGCCATCATCTCCGAGCGAGCCTCTCGCGTTTTGTCGGATAGCTGTCGCTGGAGTCGCTGGAGAGTCGATCGCTGTCGAGGCGTGAGAGGCTGGCCTCTGGCCATCTGTGCGGCGTATCGATCCAGGCGAGACGAGATTGGATCGACCCAGTCGCTCCAGATCTGCAGGATCTCCAGGAGTGCACCGCCCTCGAATCGCAGGAGGCCCAGCCTGTGAGAGGTGATCGCGTCTAGGAGGATTTTGTTCGTGCTCATGATCTGCCTATTGTGTACGTTTAAAGCGGCTCTCCATATATATCACAATCTCTCTCTCTTTGTTTTAGTTGTCTATTTTGCTCAAATCGCTTGCTTATCCTCGGGAGTGCTTTAAATGAGAAGGTGTGGGCGGCAATGAAGCGGCCCACAAGGAGAAACAGCATGTTTGTTCTGGTTTGTACAAGTACCGATTCTTACCAAGTCGCCGGGATCTTTGATGATCTCGCTGCCCTGGAGAGGGCAGAGGTCAGACTCTGTGCCAAGTACACTGAAAAATACGGCCCTCAAGGAGAGGGCTGGCACTATCAAATATTGCCTCTACTTGATGAGACCCTCCAAACTGTCTTAACCATCGTCGAGATGGGATGGCTAAAATCCTACGGTTTCCAAGTGGTGCACCCATGATGTTTTTCCACGTTCCTGGGCGTGCAGCAGTCGCCGCCCAATACCCGATCAAGGTCGCGCGCCTATATTATGGCCCATGGCTGATCGTAGCGGCTGACGGCAGCAGCCAGACCGTCTGGCGGGTCACAGGCTCCCAGCAGGGCTGGGATCATGCCGGCCGTCAGAGCGACATCGTCGCCGAGTTCGCCACATGGGGCGAGGCTTACAATCACTGTAAGGCCAGCGAGGCGCGCTGGATCGCGCGTGATCTTCGATGGCGCGTGCGGCATCATGCTTGGATAAATCGGCAGATCGCCGATGGCCTGAGCAACGCCAATAAATATGCTCGCCAGTGGTCTGACAACTGGCGTGCAGCCCTGCGAGAGCGCAGCAGATCAAACCTCCGCGAATACAATCGCGGAGGCGTGCCCTCACTGGCCGAGTTGGCCTATCAGCAGAGCGGCTGCCTGCCCCGATTCCCCTATGGGCGACATCAACGATCCAGAGGATCATCAGACGAACAATTTGAGCGGAGATAATGGCATGAAATGCAACCCTGAAATTCTATTCGACCCCATCCGGCGACGTGCAGAGATTGAGCGTCTGCAAGCTGAGATCGCTATCTCAGGGCATTTCGCTGAGATGCCACAGCATCATCTCAAAGTTCTGGAGGCATTGACCACAGCACGCCTCAGCACAACAGAGTGCCCTCGATGTGGTGACACAGGCCTCAACCCGTCGCGCTGCGACGATCCACATTGGCGCGAGTGGTGCGACTGCGCAGATGCTCGGCGTCCTGGCTTTGAGGATGAATGGCCGTCATCTGAGGAGTGGTCTGATATTCGTGAATCCAGCCTGGAGGAGGCAGCGATCGCGGTCGTCGATACCGTGAAATTCTATATCAATGAGAAGCGAAAGACGCAGCAGAACGCGATCCTCCTCCAGGGCTATCTGCACCAGGAGGCGATTGAGGCTGGAGACGATGAGGCGATACAGGCCAATATTCCATTCTGATCACCATTTTTATTTACCACTTCACTTTGTCTGCCCAATAAGCGGCAGACATTTTGCCTTTTGCGATGTTTTTCGCGTGTCGCTTTCTGAATGCTGCTCTGCGTTTTCGTGCTGCCTCAGTCTCGTTTTTGCGAGGAGGCGAGCCTCTCACGCCCTGCTGACCGAATCGGATTAGTTTCACTTTATCGCCATCTTTGGCTAGAACGGCATGACTTTTCGTTTTGTGTTTGGGCGTTTTTTTCGGCTTGTTGTAGCCGGCGAATGTGACCCCTGCGCGCTTAATGGGCATGACGGTTCTCCTCTATAAAACGCTTCCCCAGGTCGACTCTGATGCGAGGGCAGAACAGCACGCCAGCGCCCTTTGAGGCTCTCAGGTATATGAGCGCCCCAATAATGAGCCAGCAGGCGAGAGCGATGATTTCAGGCATCAATAGCGACCACGATTGCGCTTAGACGCCTCGATCGCTCTGCCCTGGCGCTGAGCTTTGCCTTTGGCCTTCTCTATGCTGGCCGGATCTCTGGGATTGTACGGATAGACCGTGCCATCAGATCCCCATCTGAAAGCCGGTTTTCCATCAACAAAAATCCTTTCAATGGGCATCATTCCTCCTCAGCGTTGAAAAATGTCGAGGCCATGTCGGCGCTCAGGTCGACGAGATCCGCTGCGTAGTCGTCAGGATCAACGGCCTCTGGCACGAGGCCCAGACGCTGGAGATGGCGAACTTTGTCTGCAGCGCTGATCGAGCCAAGCCGATCCGCAGCCTCCAGGGCTGCGAGTTCTGCAGCACGATCGACAGGCAGCAGAGGAGGCGCAGAGATGAAAAGCCGATCCGCGTATTCTGCTCGGTACGTTTCCAGATTGATCATGCTCAGAGACATCGCCAGAGCCTCCAGCAGACCGGCCAGAAATCTCTCTCTGATTTCCTCATATTTTGCCTCAAATTGTGCAGAGCGATAGCGCAGAGCATCACCAGACGCATTGGCTCCAGCGCCACCAAACAGGAACTCAGGCAGCGAGGATCGCACATCTGCCAGCAGTTGATTGATCGCGTTGAGGAGTACGCCAGCCCCTGACAGACTCGGCTCAATATAGCGAGCATCTGCAGCGCTCAGAGCCTCTCTCGATCCACCATATAGGTTGATGATACGACCGAATCTGGAGATCTTGGATTCGTCTGACACCTTCGCGCCCTTGACGAATAGTTTGGGGTTTGCGTACCGGTCCCCGATTGCGCTGAGTTGACTCATGAGGCTGTCAATCTCGGACAGAGGGCGATCGATTCCGTGACCAGTCCAGAGAGAATGCTCAGGCGTTGAGAGGGCAATGCAGCGCAGATGCACGATCGGCACAACGCCCAGGCCATGAGGCGCGCGCTCGATCTCCTGGCCATCTTTGGAGATGATGATCTCCTCTGGCGTGAGAACTCGCTGATAGGTGTGCGGCGTTTGATTCGAGATCACAGAGCCATCAGGCGCGACCTCCAGATCCTCAGCAAAATAGGTATAAGTGACCACAGCTTTGAGAATCTGATCTCTGCCGTCGTTGCTGTATTGGATCTGTACATTCCTCGGATCGTGGCCGACCATCTGCACATCTCTCGCATCGATGCGAGTCGGCTCAATATAGTAGTCTCCGAGAGCGCAGAGCATGCGACCCCATGTGCCGATCTGCTGGGCTGAACGCTTCCAGATTGGTCGCGCCTGATCCAGGAGAGAATCACCATCCTCCCCAGCCATGAGCACCAAACGACGCGAGAGCGCAGCAGCGCCGACATCGACGACGTGCTGAATATCTCTGTGGAGTCTGCGCGTGACTCCCAGAACGTCGCCATCGTCATCGAGCGCGCGAAACAGACTGAGAGCCTTGATCATGTCTTGGCTGTAGTTATTGCCATAGTAGGCATCTAATCTGTAATCATACCATGACTGCCATTCATCCTCTGTCTCTGGGTATCGGAACGGATCGACCAGATTCGTCACGCCTCCCAGGAGGGGGAGAGTACGGCCATACATTGGGAGTAGGGTTGACATGAGCGCTCCTATTACAATGAGCATATCATCCAAACCGGGAGAGAGAGAATGAGATCACATGCGAATCGAGGGAAAAACTGGGAGAGGCTGCTGGGGCTGATTCACGCACGGTATGAGGCGCAGGGGATGGCTGTTGTCATTCGTACGCCTCCGCCCATGCGCATCCTGGGCAGTATCGGAAAGGGCCAATTTCGAGCCTGTTTCGAGTCTCAGGGCCCTCCTGATTATCTGATCATGTCAGAGGGTCGCGCCATCATGGCAGAGGCCAAAGAGAGCGCTCAGGCGCGCTGGGCGCTCTCCAACTTGCACGCCCATCAGGCAGAGCGCATGAGTCGCTGGCAGGAGCAGGGAGGTCGCGCAATGGTGCTACTGCACCACAAACCCAGCCAGTCCAATTGGGTGCTGCCATGGGAGATGTTGGAGCCGACCTGGAGACACTGGCAGGATCAGACGCGAGGAGGCAAACGAGCAGCGCCAGGATCCGCGTCTCTCTCTCTCTCTGATATTAGGGGTCTGGGCTTGTTTTTTGAGCTTGATTATCTGGAGGTTCTCAAATAAAGTTAGCCCTATTTTAGGAAATCGCTTGCTATCCTAGCGATATGGATCGATACTATTTTTGAGCAGGGAAACTGCTCGGCTCTTTGACATCTCAATATGAATAAAACAATCACTCAACGCCGAGAAATCGGCGAAGGAAAAAACAGCATGATACTGCTAATCAGCCCAAAGGGGCTCAAAATTTGGTTCACATACGACGGTCCAGACCGTTGTTTTTTTCAAGGGTACCGGCCAGAAAGTGGTTGGGAAGAAGAGGGCTCGATCGACTTACAAGTGGCGCGAGCCATGATTCCAGCAATGACCTCGGCTGGCTGGAACGTGTCACCCTCCAGCCCCTGCACGGTTTTTGAATTTTCTGATCTGATGGAGACCGCATGATCGACCTCAACCAGATCGGCGGCCTGGATCCTGATGTTGAAGCCAAGATTTTCGAGAGCGAACTTGACGCTCTCGCCTGGCAGATCAGCCAGGAAGATCTTGGCTTTCGATGGAAAGTCCGCCGAAAGAAGCTGCTGATCGCTCGCTGCAGCTTTGAGATCTGGATCGCATATCTCAAGTGAAATAATGTGGCCCAGCCAGACGCCAGCCCTCACAGGCTGGCGTTTTTTGTTACCAGCGCCCTCCCATCTCGACGATCGCCTGATTCCCTCCATCGAGGACCCAGATCGCACGCTCGACAGCATCAGGCCCGTCGTCGTGCGACCCTGTCGGGATGGATCGAAATTGATCCATCAGTTCTGGCGGCAGGTCCTCAGCGAACTGGATCCAGCCATTGGCGATCCGAGGCGCGAGGCTCATGATCCGGTTCATTTTGTTTGTGGTCGACGTGTACCCCTCGATCGCCATCGTGGCAGAGCGCCCAGCCCTCACACGCTCCTGGCGCGCCTGCTCCAGGGGTATCTCAAGCAGACTCTGAAAGCCGTTGTCCTCATAGGCATATCGGCAGCGAGGCCCTACCAGATCATAGATCTCCCAGAGCCTGTCGATCTGCCGTGCTGCTGAGTCGCGAGCCATTGAGACTTTGAGGACGTAGAAATATCCGTGCTCATCTCTGCCGACGAGAGCGATGGCTGCATAGTCGCCGCGTGTGATCTCGCGACTGGCGCGAGGGTCGAGCCAGCAACTCAACTCCAGATCGTTGAGGGCGATCCTGCGGCCGTCGACAGTCTCAACCCAATTCGAGGCAAAACGACAGCGCTCGAATCTGGTCGGCTCGAATACCTGCAGGGCTGGATCGACTGGCTCGTTTTGTTTCTCGTATGAGAACGCAGCCTCACCCTCTGCCCAGCGCAACATCATCAATTCATATAGGCTCTCATGCTCTGGCCAGAGCACCTCTGCGCCCTCGTCCATTTTGGCTCTGTGGCGCTCATAGAACTGCCGCGCGGTTGATTCCCTGTCTGGATCGCTGAGGTCGCCCCAGAGGCGTCTGCAGCGATCCCATTGGCGCATATCACGAGGCCAGGAGATCACAGATTTCCAGCGCGTCGCCTGCCAGCCTGGATCGTCGAGGAGTCGATTGAGCATCGAATCAGGATGAAGCACGGTACCGATCACACGATAGACTGATCCCCTGCGCCCTGCCTTGAGAATATCCTGGCTCAGGAATGCCCAGGTTTTGCGGCGCTGCTCTGGGCTGCGAACGCGCTCTGGGTGCTCTCCATCGTCGATCAGGATCTTGGTAAATCGGACGCCGGAATGTTTCTCACCGCGTACACTGCCGCCAAATGAGAACGCGCTGATCCGTGTCCCCTGAGCGTCCTGACCCTCCGTGTATGCCACAAAATCAGTCCGAGATCCCTCGATCCGAATTGGCCCATATAGCTCATGCAGATCTGGATGGAGTTCTGGTGTTTTGAGAGTCTGAAACAGGTCTGATACAAGGCCCTCGGCGAGTGGGTAAGTCGTTGAGATGATTCCAATAAATGCCTCGATCCCATAGACAACATCATGCAGGATCTGAGCGTATGATTCGATCGTCGATTTCGCAGCACCACGAGGCGCAGCATCTGCCAGCCTGCGCGTTTCAGAGCGATCACGCCAGGACGGTTTTGCCCTCTCCAGAAAATGCCAATGGAGCGCAGAGAAAGGCTCTTCCAGTCTGTCTGGTAGGCAGATGGAGCAGAACAGGGCGACATCAACACGGCAGCGCAGCCAGAGATAATCGAGCCAGAGATCTTCAGATTCTCTCTCTATTTTTTTGAGAAATTCTGCTGTTTTGAGGTCATAGACCCAGCCTGGAACGCCGACCTCTCTCATCGTTTCGCCTGCCAGACCTCAAACATGTACAGGATCTGCCCATTCGTGAGGAGGAGCTGGACCTTTCCCTTGACGACCTGAGCATAATCATGAGCGATCAGCCAGCGCACAAATTGAGGATCGTCTCTCCATTTCATTCCTCGGAATCCTCTGGCCGGATCGCGCCTGTGCGCTGGGCGTCCTGTTTGATCTTGGCGATGCGCTGGGATCTGTCGCTGGCTGTGGTCTCTGTCGTTTCAACGGCCGTGCGTTTGATGTACTGGTGACGACGTTCGAGGAGCCAAGCGGCAGCCTGCCACTGTCCAGCCCTGGCGCTCTGGGCGATAGTTGCGAGGCTCATGGCAGCCCCTTGAGCCTCGCCTCTTCTTACCGCGTCCCGAAACTGTACATAGATGCCCGATTTCTGGGCTTTGCCTTTCTTCAGCCAGTTGAAGAACGTGGATCGTCCGATACCGATATAGGCAGCGCATAGCTCGTAAGTCAGCCCCAGACGCATCGCCTCCTCTGCGCGTTTGCAGTGATCATCGGTGCAGATTGTGGGTCGCCCTCCATAGCCCATCACTCCTCCCCTGTGCTGATTGCTGCGCTGAGTCTGGCTCTGATGATGTCGCAGTAGGCAGGCTCTCGCTCAATGCCCAGACAGGTCACGCCCTCGCGTTCTGCTGCCAGCATCGTTGTTCCTGATCCCGTGAACGTCTCCAGGACGGTCGCGCCTGGAGGTGTCACCAGACGCACAAGCCAGCGCATGAGGGCGATCGGCTTGACTGTCGGGTGTATGTTTCTGACCTCTCCAGAGGTGCGCCCTGCTCCTGCTCTGGGCGACTGCATACCAGCAGACCCCTCCTGACGATTGACAGCCTGAGCGCCAGACGAGACAGGCAGAGACTCGCAGCCCTCCTCTCTCTCACCTCGCGAGGGCTTTGGGCAGTGGAAGATGTTGGCGGGCCATCTGCCGAGGTCGTGCGCTCCATTTATTCTGATATCGTTTTTGCTGGTTAATTTAAAGCCGTGGCCATTTCTGTGCGTTCCGGCCTCGTGGGTTGGCTTCTCCCCAGGCCCAGGCCATGCAGGATCCCCATAAGCCATCCTACAACCATCAATATTCAAGCCGCCAACGCCCCATTTCAGCACATTCTCTGCAACGGTACCCTCCAGAGGTTTGCGCGCCAGGATCGCCGGTTCCTGTGAGGGCTTAAGAGCCGTCCCCCATCCTGCCCATTGTTTGGCCTCTTTGGTGTCTGGATCGTCGAATTGTTTGTGTATGTCCAGAGATTTCGGGAAGCCCTGCCACTGTAGCCACGCGATCAGATCTCGAATCTCAAACCCTCCATCCTCAACAGCAACAGCCAGACGGTGCACAGTTCTGCAGGCAGCAAACGCGATCAGATGACCTCCAGGTTTGAGCACGCGCAGACACTCTGCAGCCCATTCCTCAGAGGGTACAGCGCTATCCCAGCCCTTCCCCATGAAGCCGATACCATAAGGGGGATCGGTCACAATGGCATCAACAGAGCACTCATCGAGAGAGCGCATGACCTCAATGCAATCACCACAATACAAACGATGCCTGCCGATCTCAACGATGTCGCCGGGTTTTGTCAGGGCAGGAGGACGATCAGGGATCTCGTCGTCTCCAGAGGTGTCAGGCTCTGGGTCTGATGTGCCCAGATCGGGAACGTCATCAAGCAGAGCCTGTATCTCGTCATCTGACCAGCCCAGGCCATCGAGATCGATCTCCTCATTCAGTTCTGCCAGCACACGCGAGAGCATGTCATCATCCCACTCGGCGATCTCTCCGATCCTGTTGTCTGCCAGAGCCAGAGCGCGAGCCTGAGCAGGGTCGAGGTCAAGGAATCGAACTGGGACTTTATCAAGGCCTAGCTTCTGGGCTGCCTTGAGTCGTGTGTGACCAGCAATCACAACGCGATCCGATTCCCTGGCGATGATTGGAGAGCCAAACCCAAAACGCTCGATCGAGGCTGCCACGGAATCGACTGCAGTTGCGTTCTGTCGAGGATTCTGATCCCAAGGCGTCAGAGTCCCGATCTCCTCCCATGTAGCGGCCACTTGAGGTTTCATCATCATTCCTCCTCACAGATAGGATCCAAAGCGCCAGAGCCTGGATCAATCTTGTTTTTCAATGCGAATGCAGTCCATCTGCGACGAATGACATCACAATAAGCAGGACTGATCTCGACACCAAAGCAGATCCGTTTCTCCTGTGCTGCTGCGATCAGTGTTGATCCACTCCCGAGAAACGGATCAAAGATGATATCGGAAGGGTCAGAGAATGCTTTGATGAAAAACGCAGGTAATGCAACGGGAAATGCTGCGGAATGCCCTTTACCCGCGTTGCTACCCTTGGCAAGGTCGATAACATTTCCAGGCAGAGCGCTATCGTATGTTCGTTTCACTTTTCGAAATTTGGAACTATTCCCCTGTCTAATATTGAGAGAGTCAGGTTGATAACATTTTGTGGTCTCGTCTCTTGGCTCTCTTACATTGTCTGGATAAAACGCAGGGACTCCTGTGCAAAAATAAAACACTGGTTCAAATTCGTTCTTAAACCTTGGCCCAAAAAGTCCAGGCAATCCAACCCTGCGCCAACAGAATTCATCTATAAATCTCCAGTTCCACGACCGCACATGCGCGATCGTCAGATCCTTTACGTACAGAGAGCGCTGCCCGTCGTCGCAGTGCTCTTTGATGTTGACAAACCATGAGCCATCATCTGCCAAATGTGTTCTGACATTCGCCTGAACAGCCTCAAACCACTCGACATAGGCATCAGGATGAATCGGCTTGAACCCGCTGCTCTCATCGTATTTTCTCTGGCTCGCATATGGAGGAGAAGTAAACGCAACATTGATCCGCTGCTCCTGCATTAATTGAGCTACAATCTCAGGATCTCTGCAGTCTCCACAGATGAGGCGATGCGGTCCCAGATCGTATATTTCGCCAGATTTTGAGTCAGGATCACGATCAAACACTGACCCAGGATCGTAATCAGGATCTTCATTCTCAATCGGATCAGTATCATCGAGCAGAGCCTGTATCTCGTCATCTGACCAGCCCAGACCGTCAAGGTCGATCTCTTCGTTGAGTTCTGCCAGCACACGCGAGAGCATGTCATCATCCCACTCGGCGATCTCTCCAATGCGATTGTCTGCCAGAGCCAGAGCGCGAGCCTGAGCAGGGTCGAGGTCGAGAAAGCGGACGGGAACCTTGTCGAGGCCCAGTTTCTGGGCTGCCTTGAGCCGTGTATGACCAGCAATCACAACACGATCTGATTCTCTGGCGATGATGGGAGATCCAAAACCAAACCTCTCAATCGAGGCTGCCACGGAATCGACGGCCGTGGCGTTGTGGCGTGGATTCTGATCCCATGGTGTGAGGCTGCCGATCTCCTCCCAGGTCGCGGCGATCTGTGCGTCTATACCCATTGAGCTTGATCCTCCTCAGCGCTGTAGACGACTTCTTTCTGAGGGATCCAGCCATTGTGGGAATGGCCTGGATTCGTGCAGACCCAAGCTCCAACGACGAAATCACCGTTTTCATCGGGTACGCGCAGGATCGGCGCTCTGGGCGATATTGGCGTGACTCTGACGACACCAGAGCAGATCGGATCTGGGCACTGCATACCCTCAAAGATCCATTTTGGGTATCTGCTGATACTTGCCAGATTCTCTCTTTGTTTCTGTTTTTTCGCGTTTTTCATCGCAATCCTCGCAGATTGGAGTGGGTTGGTTTTTGATCCATATGGAGGGATCGGCGGTTTGTCCGCACAGTCCGCAGACAGGGAATCCATACAGGGCCTCTGGAGCTAGTACGATCATGAGTACCCCAGAGCCTGGAGAATGCCTGGGAGATGCAGGCGAGAGGTCGGCACACACTCACCGCGCCTGCGAGCATAGCCAGCCTGAGACAGGATTCGTCTGCGCCTCAATGCAGCCAGAGGCCCAGTGCGACCTATGACGCGCTCGGCAGCCTCCAGGAGTTCGATCTGTGTGTGGATCTGCGTTCTGGTATCTGACTCGCCTGTGGGCCAGATGCTCAGGGCTGGCAGGTCAAGATCAAGCAGAGCCTGGAGAGTCTCTGTGCATGTACAGCGCGCGATCCATGCTCTCCTGACACGGATACCCAGAGACCAGAACGCAGAGGTCTCGATCGGCTCAAGCGTCGACTCAGGCTCTCTGCAGACAGCAGCCCATTGTGTCGCAGACCATACGAGTCGTGGACCCACTCCTCTCCCCTGGCCATATGCCACAGAGGCAGGCCCTCTGATCTCCAGGCCCTCAGCGAGAGGATCCCAGCGTACGAATGAGAGCAGAAATCCACGATACCGATCAGCAAGAGATCCCTGGAGATGCAGACGATCCCCAGGCAGAGGATCGCGTTCTGGTCTGCGACCCAAAAGGGCAATGCTGGCGATCTGATCTGTGGTCGGGATGGTCTGAGCAGGAGGAGGCAGCGCAGGCGCAGAGATGATCAGTTTTGGGCGCGTCGGCTCTGGCTCTGGTAGTGATGGAGGAGAGGCCTCAGGCTGGGCGGGGTCCTCGTCTGGAGTCTGGTCAGAGGCGACCTGAGGCCTCTCCTCCGAGGCGTCGGATGACACCTCTGGAGAGTCTGGGGATTCAGATTCTCCTCGACGAATGAGACGCAGAGAGCGCATTTGAGAAAGCGCTGATCGCAATTCTGACAATTTCCCACGCAGGATTACCTCTCCTGATGGGGTCAAAATGGCGAATCTGCCGCCATCGAGCAGAATCCAGGTCAGTCGTCGAGGATTTTTCATAGGTCACCTATACCAGATCAACGCCGATCACGGCCAGACAATGCTCGCGAGTTTGTCTGACTGGCGATCCAGATCATAGTGTCGGCGGACCTGTGAGATCTCCCCTGTCTATGGAGATACTCAGCCGCCAACATCAGGCCTAGCTGATAGACAGCGACCCAGTCGCTGGGAGAGCGCCGACAGACCTCGACGATTCGCCATCGACTGGACTCGGCCAGTTCTGCAGGCAGATACCGTCTGGGCGACTCTGCCCATGGCAGTACGTCAGCACGACGCAGGGCAGAAACCATGATCCTTGGAGTCTGACGGATCAAGCAGGAGATCGTTGAGATCTCCATTTTCCGTATTACTCCAGGCCTATCCCTCTCATCCAGAGAGAGGAGATCGAGAAAAACGCTCACAGCGATCCACGCTCTGAGAGGGCTCGCTCTATTCTCAAGCGCTCTCTCTCCATTCTCACCAATCCCAATTCCCTGAAAAACAGGCATGTGAAAAAAACGAAAGTAAAGATAAAAGGGCTGATATCAATGATCAAATCAACGACTTCATACATTCTGGCTCCTGGTGTGTAAATCGACTATAACATCACATGTCTAAAACGATCAACATCAAGCGAATTCCGGCTGCGATACAATCAGCCAGAACCGGGCACAAAATGACCAGATCGGCGCTTGCTGATGCTGTCGGCGTCTCTGGCCAGACGATCTACCGTTGGGAGAGAGGCACAACAAAGATCCCTCTGAAACAGGCGATCCGCGTTTCAACGATCTTGAAAATGGCGATCTCGATGGAGTGCGGACAATGTCGGCAAAAATTGACCATCAGAGAGGGGTCGATCGAGCCTGCAGGGGCGCGCGATTTGCTGGGTCTGCTGTCTGCTGCGTATATGGTCAGCGATGGCCTACCCTGCGCATCAGTCGACGACGCTCGCAGAATCTCAGAGATTGGAAATCTATTGGAGGCAGCCCTGGATCTGATAGAGTCGACGCTGCCAGATATGCCAAATTCTCTCTCTGTATTATTTGAGGAATAAAATGGATTTAATCAGCAAAGACATCGACAGTCAGGGCCTGCCACCAGGATGGTACATCGACGCCATACCACTGATCGCGCCTAGCTCCTGGCTTGCTGTGTACGACGGCCCTGGCCAGAATGTGATCGAGCTACGCGCAGAGACTCCCAGAGAGGTCGCACGAATGGCCTGGGCTGTAGATCGCGCCCTGAGAGAATGCTCTCAGATTGAGCGTCTCAATTTGGCTCTGGATCGACCTGAGAGAGCCGATCGAGAGGAGCCAGCATGATCCGCAGATTGATCCTGGCCCTCCTGCCAGCCTGTGATCGCTGGTATCTCCAGCGTGCAGATCTCCAGTGGCTGATCCTGGCTGCAGTCTCTCAGCGCTCACAGAGCGATCTGTCAAAATTGATCCTGGCTCGCGCGATCTCCTCACATTTTGACCATTCCTTTAATAGGATGGGCGCTTTGAGCACGCGGCCAGACTGAGGAGATCAGTAAAAGATCGTTTTATTTCAGAATACGCTTGCTATTCTCATGGTCTGGATCGATAACATTGCTGTGGGCGGCAATGAAGCGGCCCTCAAGGAGAAACAGCATGAGCTATCAAAATGTCAGCCTCAAATATAAACCCGCGATATTTTCAAACAAAGAATCCGCGTTGAGATGGGCTGCATTCAGTCCAAAATTCAATCGCGTTGTCATGGCTGATGTTGGTGATTGGTTAGTTGTTTGCAATGCGGACGCTATGCGACTGGTACGCGCTGGATATGAATTGGTTTAACAGACGCCAGCCCTCACAGGCTGGCGTTTCTGATTGCTATTTTGACCCAAATAGCATACTGTTAGGCCTGGAGGTAACATGGCACGAAAACAGCATCGACGTCGTCGACGTCGCCAGAAACCAGGGCGATTCAAGCGAGTAATCCTGCCGGTGATCGTCCCGATTATACTCGGGATCTGGTGTTTCGGCACTTTCGCACTGGCTAGAATCCTCTGGAGAGAAGGAGTGATTTTTCAATGAGTCGCCAATATTTGAGGATCCATATCGAGGCTCTGGAGGCTGCTCGCAGCCCTGCCCAGATGGCGGTCATAGTTGGCCTGTATCGTCTCGCAGATGCGCAGCGCTGGCAGCCATTCCCGGCCAGCGATCGCTGGCTCTGCGCGCGTCTGAGGGCCAGCAAATCGGTTGTCAGGAGAGCGCTGCAGATTCTGCAGGCTCTGGATCTGCTGGTGGTGCTGCGTTCTGGAGACAGAGAAACGGCCAGAATCATCTCTATTTTAGAGCCTGGAAGTGCGACCACCTCACGAACCACCTCACAAACCACCTCACGAACCACCCTCCCCAATCGAGAGGGCGCAGGCAACGTGCACAATGAGGGGCCAAATTTTGAGGTCCTACCACCACTCGGACCACCTCACGGACCACCACTCGAACCGAATTATCATATACTCTCCACTAGTAAACCAGATCAATCAAAAACGAACAGAGAGAGAGCGCAGATCCGAGGATCCTCTCTAGGCCAGATCCAGACTCAGCCAGACTCTCTCTCTGTGAGATTTTCTGATCTGATTGTCAGGGTATGGAGAGAGGCTGATGGAGGTCATGCAGTCACAGCAGATCAGCCCAGAGCGGCCATCGACTATGCAGAGGCCAATCCTAAAGTGGCCGAGAGGCTCTGCGCAGATGAGGGCCTCCTGGGAGAGGTGATCGCCCAGCACATCGAGAACGCGAAACCGAGCTATCAAAACCTGGGGGCGCTCCTGCGATTCGACAGGATCTCCCCCATCCTCTCAGAGATGGGATCTGAGAAAACAAAAACAGCAGACAGATGGAGTCGACATGAGCGACAAAACAGGAAATGGCGCTAAAATCGCCGCTATCAGAGGACTGATCGAGGATGTTGCAGACGCGACCCTGAAGCCGATCAGCATGAAATCTCAGGATCGAATGGCTGGAATCACACCACAGGGGCAGATCGTCGGAGTCTGGGGGAGTCAGCTAGCCCCATTCAGCATCGAGACCCTGGAGACGGCATCATTCAGGCTGCAGCAGACGGCCACATCATTCCCGGCCCTCTCCAAGGTGCTGGCGGTCTGTCGAGGCCTGGAGACGCTCCAGCGCGATGTTCAAGGCTGCGGGGAGTGCTACAGCCAGAAACTGCAGGAGGGCACGGCAGG